TTAGGAATATCCAATTCTACCAATTGATCAAATGTGAAACGGCCTTCAAGTAACTTAGAAGCATTAAGAATATTCTGCATGATTTTATCAGATTGTTTATCCATAACATCATGTGTAACTTTCTTCTGTTTCTTCTTCATTATTACAAATAAATTATTGTTTAATATGTCGCTATTATCATTTTGATCTTTTTTGGTAGAATTAGTTGTTGTTTCTTTTTCATCCTTAGCTTTGAGTGCGGCTATTTCTTTTTCTAGTCTTTCTAGTTTCGCCGCGCGATCATAAAAAAAAGTGTTTCAGGTTCTACAGGTAAAAGACCTAATTCAGCTCCACAAGATTCTTCAGGACATCGCTTTCCATCAATAAGATGACGAATACCAGAAATATTCATAATTGAATTCAAACGAGGATCGTCCATAAGTGTATTATAATCTTCTGGAGAAAGATTATAAACAGAATCAATAATACCATCAAGATCTGTGAATCTAATGTATGAAACTTTTGTAGCATTAGACTGATCGTCAACGATATGTGGAACCATGAGAGATTTGAGATAAATATATTTTCTCAATTCAATCATATAATCTGGTAAACCAAATGTTGAATCAATTGATACAACCTGTTCAGTATCTTCATCAACATATTCAAGAGGTTTATCTCTGAATTTTTCAATAATTTCTGCAAGAGCAGCATAAGCCTGTTCAACATAAGGAACTTGAAGTTCATAAATGAAAGAAGAAATAGGAAGTTTCTGCTGGATACGATAAATCTTATTGGCAGATTCTACAACTTTTTCTTTCTGGAATTCTTCATATACTTCAGCAGTTGAAGAACCGCTGATAGCTCCCTTATTAATATATTTAGCAAGCTTATCATATTCAATGTGCTTATTAAGTAAGAAACAAAGATCTTTAGAACCTACTGAAAGATCGTGTGTTGCTCCACAAGTAGCGCATGTTAAACCAATAGTTGTTGGTTTCTGGAATGTAGCAGCATAAGCAGCAAAGAATAACTGTTGGAAATCTGGGAATTTGATAATTTCACCAAACAATTTATGTTTAGAAGGTTTATTTTCAAAACCAGATACAGAATAAATATGCTTATAGAAGATATCCATCTGTTTTTCACGCTTTTCCAAGAAAAGAAGGTTTTTATTATAAATGTAATCGTCTGATGAAGGATCGAGTTCATCTACCTTTTCATCGATCTTACAAATATCTTTAATATCAACCCATTGGAAAGCAGTCATTGTAATAACTACACCAGATACAACAAATGGTACAACTGAATAACTAGGTTGCAGTGTTGGAAGTACTGTAGTCATATAAATATTCTGCTGTTCTTTCTGTGTTTTCTTAGAAATATCAGTAGCTGTAATAGAATTTGTATCTTCAAGTTTAATGTTTCTAAGAACTTTAGCTACTTTAGCTGTACGAAGTTTGAAAGCTGTTTGTACACCATCACCACCAAAATAATTATGTTCACGTGGTTCTTTAGCAGCCTTTTCAATAGCAGCTTCTACCTTTGCTTTTGTATCTTCAGAAGAATCGTCGATAATTTCAACTTCTTTATCATCAGAATTATCAACTTCTTCAGAATCTTCATAGTTATTATTGAATGTATCAATCACTTTTTCAGGTGTAAGTTCTTCATCATCGATTTCACCAAGACGAGCTTCATTAGCTTTTCTAATTTCGATGTTTTCTTCACGAACACGCTGATCCATATCATCAGTAATTATGTCTTTTCCAAGTTGCGATTTTTCTTCTTCTTTTTCTTTAATAACTGCAGCTTCTGCAGCAGATACAACAGAAACTTCTTTTTCAATTTTAGGTTTAGAAACAACCTGTGGTTCAGGTTCTTTAATTTCTTCTTTAGGAGGTTCTTCTTCCTTAATTTCTTTTTCTTCAACAACTGGTTCTTTTTTAACTACAATAGTTTCTTCTTGAATTGGAGTTTCTTCCTCAGCCCAAGGAGCGTCATCAACAGGACGTTTAGCTGTAATTTCGAGAGTAATATTTTTTATTTCAGGTTCAGCATTTGTAATTTTAGCATCTTTACTAAGATTATGTAATGCTTCTGAAGTAACAGGTGAAGCTTGCAATTCATCGATAGTTACACGTGGATAATCTTCTTTTTCTTCACTGACTACATCTTTAGATTCTTCCTTAGATTTAATCATCATTTCCATTTGAAGATTTTCACGTTCGATATCAGCTTCGGATTTTGTAGGAATTGCTTCTTTAGGTACACTAGAAGCTTCCATCTTCTCAATGAAGTCTTTTTCAGTCTTCATTTCTTCAGATATGTTATCCATAGGATTATATTTCTCCTTATAAAAAAAGAAACTAGTTTGTAATTAACTAGTTTCTTTTCCATATTTTTTATAAAATATTATTAAAATGGTGAATCAGTAAATTCTTCTTCACCACCATAATTTGAAGAATTGTTATAACCGCCAGATCTATTACCAGCACTGTGGAAGTTTTTGAAACAAGCGCTGATATATTTGGTGATTGTATTAACAGCAGCATCCTGCATACGATAAATCATAGGAACCAGAGGATCCTGCAATTCTTTGAATGTTGTTACAAATTCATATGCTTCGATATCTGCATAATCAATCTTGAAATCAAGACTTGTTGAAGCTTCAATTTCACCTGATGGAACACGTGAATTGAATACAACTTCAATAGAATCATTCTTTTCAAGATCATGATATGAAAGACGAAGTCTTGGAATACCGTCATACATTTCTGTATCGATCATGAGATATCCCGTTGGAACTTCCTGTCCATCACGATAAGCTGATGTAGGAATCTTGTAAACTTCGTCAGACTGATAATTCTTACCAGCAGCATAAGCTTCACGACGTCTTCCCATAATACCTTCAAGAAGGCGAGATGTATCGTAAGCTTTTGCAGGTGAAAGATAACATGTAAGATCAAGTACATTTTCGGAAGTAATTCCACGTTTAAAACGAAGAGTCAACTTTCCATCATGATACATGATGTTTACAAAAGCATAAGCTTTACCATCGGCAGGTTTCTTGTAACTGAAAAATGTCTTAGACATCTGAGCGTACAAATGATATACCTGATTTGACTTATTTTCATTAGATTCAACTGCCATATATGTTTTACTCCTTAACCCATTGACTGAGCTGGGTCATGCTGCTGGTTTTCTGTGTAATTTTCCATAGATTTTTCCAAACGAGGTTCGTTAAGACGACCATCCATTTGGTCACGAAGACTTTCATTACCACGGGCATGTTCTTCGTATTCTTTCATCTTATCTGAATTAGAATCACACATAATTAAACTCCTTTAATGCTTATGCATCTTTTTTATCTTCTGTCTTTTCAGCAGCTCTAATAGTAGCAACCTGAACTTCTTCACGATATCTCAAATCGAGAACATTCATAAGTGTTCCAAGAGCAGCATCAATATTTCCCATAGCATAAAGCTGTGTAGAAATAAGTGTACGCTGTTCAAATGTATAATCAGATTTACCAGTCTTGTCAATCTTTTCATTGTCTGTGACAAGCTTCTTATTCAAATCTTCTGTAATCTTAAGAAATTTCTTATAATCATCAGATTTGATAAGGTCGCGAATTTTTGTTCCAAGAGTTTCGAGTTCTTTAAGTGTTTCATCACTTTTAAGTGAATCTACAATAGACTTTTCTTCAGTTTCAGCCATATTAGGCCTCCTTCTTTATTATTATAAATATATAAATTTATCGTTCTAAATATCAAATTTTAATATCAGATATCTGAATTTCTTTAAATTTGATATTAAATTCATCAGCAAAATACTTTGCTTGTTCTATAATATAATCAAGATATTCCATTTCGAAATATTCTTGTTTAAACACTGGTTTTATTTTTAGAGAACGCATTCTCCATTTAACTAATGTTTCAATTTGTTTAGGATTATTACATTTATAAAGATGGAATAGATCTAAAAAGTAGCCAACAGTCTCGCTGTTGTTGTACTCCCTACGCCTCCTCAAAAAATTCGCACTTATCCCAAACTTAACAATATCTCTACCTTTAAATTTTACTTTAATAATGTAAAAATATTTTAATGCTTTAGATTCAACCGGAATTATTCTTTTTCTTCCAGGTTTCTTTTTAACTACTTCTTCTGTTCCAAGAGATTTCTTTGCCATAGTTTATCATCCATGGACAAACGAGCTCTATCTGAATTCGAATTTTCAATTTGAGCCAATACTGTATTTGTTGCATTTGTAATAACATCAATCATATCTTTGATTTCTTTATTACTACAACCAATATTTAACATAGCTTCTTTTTCAACAGTTCCAATCATGTCATGTTTAGCTATTTCTCCATTAAGTTCAACATTATTCATAATGTCTTCTGTATCAATAGAGAATTCATTATAAAGATGATAGATTGGTTTTGTTATTCGAATTTCTCGTTCATTTCCTCCTTCATTATATAAATAATCTAGAATTGCAAATTTTGTATCGAATGAATAGACTAAATAGAAATCTTCATCAATTTTAGCATTTATGATTTCTGCTTGTTTTTCACAATTGTATAAAATTTCTTCAATGAAATCATGTTTTACATCATCGTTAAACTTAGCAAAGAAACCACATTTGGTAACATTGAATTCAAGATGTTTATTCGCCTTTTTCATTACAATTTCAATTTTTTCCAAACCGATATAAAGAAGTTTTTGGAATACATCATTTATAAAATCATTTAAAGCTCTTGTCCTATTGTTAATATATATCCCTGTTTTTACTTCATTATTTATAAAATTTTCAACAGAAGTCGAGCCATATGTATTACAGAATATTGTAGTTCTATTATCAACAAATTCATTAATATTTCCACTTCTTTGTTTCTGCATATCTAATCGAGCATCAATACTATTATAGAATTTAGGATTGAATGAATTACTATAAATCTGATCTTTAAATTTAGGAAATTCACCTTTATTATCAGCAAAGTTTATAATCCCACAAGAACCTGAAACTGACAAATCACACATCGATAACCCTAGATCAACATAGCCATTTGGACGAACTACATGTCCTGTTTGGAATGCATAGGTTGGTCTGATATATGCGATTTCTATGAAAGGTTCTATATTTTTAATAATAGCTTCCATATTCAAATCTTTAGGAAATTCAACATCACAGAAGTAAACTGTTTTATTAAACATTCTAGAATCTCTATCAATATCGACTATAGAATAATTTGTTATTAATGCTGCTATTTCTTGAACCTTTCTATCAGGTATTCCATTAATTCTTTCTATTTCTTTTATGAATAATTGAATCGTTCTTTTATAATCAATAAATCCTAATTCTTTTAAGTTATTTGATGGTTTAGTCTCCAACATATTTTCATTGAGTCTAATTCGATCAATAACTATTTCTCGCATATTCATAATATACCTCACTTATTACATAGAAGTAATATATAAATAATAAAAAAATAAAATAATGTAAATTATAGGGAGTGTTGCTCTCCCTATAATTTATTTACAAATATTTATTTTCTTTTTGTAGAAACTGGTGTGAAAATCAATGGAATTTCTTTAATTACAACTTTATTAAACTGATGTTCAATATAATCATAATTTTTATCCATAGCTTTCCTTTTATTCTTATTATTGATATAAAGAATATATTTTACACCAAGATTAGCAGGAATTGGTTTAGATATGTAATCGTAGTTATTGATAAAATTGATAAGAGCAAATCTTGTATAGATATTACCATATTTACCAACATTCTTTTCTTTCTTAGCATCAGTATTTCTGTAAATTATATGATTTATTTTAATTGAATAGGGAATCTTTCCGTTCATTTGTTTGTAATAAGCGGCATAAGAATCATATAGATCTGCTGCATTCATTACAAAAGCCCATTTCTTTTTTCCATTAGAAAGAATCTTTTTATAGAAAAATACATCTCTTGCTATCGGATTTTTACTAAAGAATTTACCATGATTGAAATTATGTTTAATAATTTTCTTAAGCATAATTTTGATATCTTTATCAGTATGATTAAATTTTTCTACAAAATATTCATTGTATTTCTGACGGAAAATTTCCAAAGCCCATGGATTTTTTTCGAAGAAATTTACAACAAGTTGTGTAGATTTCTTAGACAACCTATGATACCATTTCATTACTACAGGAATTTCGATATACAATTTTTCGAAATGATCTGTAGTAATTATGACATTAGCTTCTGGAAGTTTTTTACAAACTTTTCCATATGTAGATGATGTTTTTACTTTAATCTTTTTATTTTCAGATTTTTTATTCACCTGTTTAGTAGAAGATTGATATTGTTTATTATCAATCTTCTTAGAATGTTCTTTTCGGCTACGAGCTTTGCTTTTCGGATTAGAATACGATGAATTACCGGTTCTTCTCCCATTAGTTCTACTCATGTTTGTTTCCTCCTAGAATCTTATAAGTGTACTTGTACCCATTTTCTTTGTACTACTTCCTTCTGCTTGATATCTAGCTGGAGATAACAATAATGAAGAATACAAAGATGTAATAGGCTGTAAATGTTTTTGAATCATTGAATCTGTACGGATAAATGGAATTACCCATTCTGGTAACTTCTTAGTATTACCATTTACTGGAATAGCAAATGCTTTTAGACCAAAACTAGAAAAATCCATACCTAAAGAATTAACTCTAAATACATTTTTTCTAATCTTTTCCTTTATATCATTGAACTTAGGATCAATACGTTCTAGATCTTCTTCAGTCATGAGATTTGTATCAAACATGTATACAGCATCTCCAGGAACGATGTAATCATCAGGATACAAAAGATTCCAAATACAACTTGCTCTCGCAGCTGTAGTTCTTACAGGATCTTTGATATTATTAATACCATTGTATCTTGTAAAAATACCAAAAGTTTTATCTCCTTCTTGAATAGATTTATCAATATGATCTTCAATCTCATGGACACCATGTAGAATGTTTACAGGATCATATTTATTGGCTCTTAAAACCATATTCTGAAGAAGATCAATGATATGTGTAGACACATATTCATTGAGACCAGATGAACCCAAAGAACGTCCAGTAATAGCTAACTGTGCTTCTTCAGGAATCATTTTTCCTTCCTGAATAGTCTGAATTCCTATATAATTTTTCTTTACAGGGAATAACAGAATAATCGGGAAGAAGAATTCATTTTTCATATACATAAAGAATCTGTCTTCAGGATGGAATGAATTACAACATTCTACATAATTATGGCAACACTCATCAAGAAGTGTAGTAACCAAAGATACGAATATCATCGTCATTCTAATCTGTACATTCATATCATCCATAAGATTTTCTTTACCATATATTTTCAATGTATTCAAAACTATTTCATAAAGCGATGGCATTGTCGAATCTGTATCTCCAACAACACAACACTTTCTTTTACGAGTCTTATACTTTTCAACACGATTATAATTGATAACAGTTGCAAAAGCAAAGATTTTCATATAATCTGTAAGTTGTTCCAGATCAGTTTTCATTCCTTCTGGAATTTCATACGGATTAATAAATTCAATTCCATTTTCGATAAGTCTATTAACCAAATCATAAACTTTCTTATTACGTCTGATTAATTCTACAGGATTATTTGCGTAATAAAAAGCTATACGTTTCCAATCTGGCATCATTTCAAACATTAAGAAAGATGTTTGAGTAAATTTATTGAGACTCTTTCTAATTCCAACAACATCTTTAGTCATAAGAATGAAACGAGTTCTGCAATCTTCTGGAGTAGGAATATAATCGATGATCGAAAGTGCTTCTGGAGTAAATAATGGTTCTTTGATTTTAAAAATCTGATTAATCCAAGTCATTACTTCATTTACATTTTCAAATGTAAAATTTCCAGCTAAAAATCTTTCAATAGTAAATACTTGTTCAGAAATAAAATTACGAGCTTGTGCTGTAATGGATCCACCCATATCAATATTTGAAATGAATGAAGATTGCATTGTTGAAGCTCCATAAATTGAGTTAGTATTAGCTTTTACCTTATTCTGTTTGTTATTATATTCGCGGAAGTCATCCATATTACCTGCATTCTTAGCTTCAAGCATTTTCTTTTTAAATACAGCACGAGAATCCATCCAATCAGTAATAATGAAATAACTTGCAGGGTTCCAATTCTCTGTTAAAGTGCCATTTGCAAGAATATTCAATTTATCTTTTTCAATTTCCAATGGAATTGTATTTGGATCTCTTTCAAGTTGCCATTCATATCTATACAAATTTCTACAATGAGCTACTAATTTCTTTCCGGCTGTTTTACGTTCGACAATGTCATTTACATAATTTTTCAACCATTCATCATCGATTTTTCCATTATAGGTTGTTTTAAGAGTTTCAAACACTTTCTGTTTATACTCATCAAGTAAAGTCATTTAAATTCTCCTATTATATTACACAATATTGTTTTCTAGTATTTAAATATATAAATAAAAAAAGAGAGGATTTATATCCTCCCTTTATCTTTAAAGATTTTCTGATAAAAACTTTTCAAAGTTTGATTCTCTAGCAGAATCTTCTTCATAAGTTTCATCAGAATCCAATTTTATAAATCGCTTAGCAATTTCTTCTAAACAATCCAAATCGTCTTTATCGAAGCTATTACAAATAACTCCAATATTTTCTTTTCCATAAAGCATCATTCCACAATTTACAATGTGCTTTAGTCGGAACCCTTCAGTTCCAACCAAATGTCTTTGATCCTTATATTCGTTTAAATCAATAACATTTGTTTGCTTAAGAAAGGCAAATCCTTCATTATCTGCAGCGATTTCCCTTTCAATATTTCTCACATCATCCGGTAATGGATTAGACGGATGATCCAACAGACAATGGCCCATTTCATGTGAAAATGAAAGCCATGCCATTCTGTCTGAAAGATGATCATAAGCATCACTATTCAGTGACATTATATAATCATAACTTTCAGTTCCGTAATTGTATATACGGAAACATATTGCACCAGTTGTCTGGTACAATGATTTAAAATATTTAAAATCGTTCCTATCTGTTGAATTGAAGAATGCTTCTCTCCAACTACAATAGGCGTATTTAATTCTATGTCCTTCATTTGACACACATTCAGTATCATCTGATAACATAGCCAAATTCTGATAGAAATTGTTTTCAACTTTCCCTCTAAACAAATTTCTATCGTTTTTCTTAATCTTCTTAACACATTCTTTATTCTGTGCTAAGAAGTAATAATATGATTTAAAAGCATGTTTAGTGCTTTTGATTTTATTATTCACATTACTTACCTCCACTATTATAATATATCAAAAAAAAACATTTATTTACAAAAAAAAACAAGAGAGGGAATGAATCCCTCTCTTGTTTTAACATTTACTTAGACCATAATATATGTCTGCCCTACCATATGATACACTTTATTACATCGTATGGTAATAGCATTAATGTTTTCATATTTATGATATTTACTATTGTAATGATTTATAATCTTCGGCTGAATTATTGCTTTTGTCCTAACAAAGTTTGCAACGTAGTAAACATCACCGGATTTTAATTTTACAATCTTAAACATTAAATTCTCTCCAGAATTTCGCATGCGACATAATTCTGGATAATGATCCAAATAACCTAAATCATTCAGAATAAAATAACCAGTACCATCTGGAACATATTCCAATTCTTCTTTAAGTAATTTTATTTCCATAAGATTACTTCCTCCTCATTTTTATAATATATAAAAAAAGTAGGGTATATTATATACACCCTACAGCAGCAGTTAATTAATAAATGAAAATTTGTTGAGATATCTTAGTTTTCAAATGTTTTCTTTTTTCTTGATCGATAAAAAGTACATTACCATCATTATCATAAGAATATTTTCGTTGAAAATTTATAGTAGTTTTATCACCTTTAAAATTATCAACGTTAATAAGTTCTTGATATAAAACTAATTTATCAAATGATTCATCATCATAATCTTCATATATTACTTTTGAAATTCTACTATTTTTATCTGAAATAGTTTGTTTCATACGGCTTGTATGACAATTAGTATCGATAATATAAGTATATTTTTCAGAATATACTACTTCATCATTTTGATTTTTAATTTCATGTAAAGTTTGATGTTTAGAATTATTATCAAATATGTCTGTTGTAATATATTCTTTTCTAATAACATCTGGAGTATAACCTTTATCAAAAACTTTTGATGTATCGTTTACTCTATCACTTATTGAGATAGTTTTATATTTCTCAATAAGTTTGTCATCTTCGATTTCACTAGAAATTAAATCTTTAGTAGTGGTAGAAATTGTATACGAAACATCGTCTTTATTAATACGAATATCCGATGTTTCAATTTTTGATATCTGGTGATTTTCATTATAAGTAAACAATTCTCGATAACGTATTATTTTAAAACATGAATCATCGGGATATATATCTCTTTGTATAGATTCAACTGCTTCAGTACCATCAGAATAAACACGTGTTGTAGTTAATACAATTACTTTATAAACAACCTTATCTCTAGAAAAAGTTTCTATTTCTGAAATATGATGAGTACGTTGAAAAGATTGACCGTATTCATTATAATAGGTAAGGTCATCAGTTTCAGTTTCTTCTTTTTCTTTTGTAATAGTTCTCCAATTTAACGATTTGAATTCAATTTCAGTAATTTGAAATTCATTCGTTAATTTAGGAAACAATTGAATTTTTTCACATTTTCCTTCATTATTGACGGTTAAGATTTTTGTTGGACCCTTCATTTCGAGTACCTCCATTAAAATAATTTTTTAAAGATTTCGTCATTTAGAAACCTTTAT